GTGGAGCAACACCGGAATTTTTGATGTACGGAAAACCCCAGAAATTGCTGTCCATTGTCCAGACAGAACCGTCATATTCCGGAGCAATTTTAGATGTTTTGATGTACGGAAAACCCCAGAAATTGCCGTCCATTGTCCAGACAGAGCCGTCATACTCTGGAGCAACACCTATATCTGGATAATGCGGAAATCCAAAGAAGTTACCGTCTATAACATTTGCTCTTAATACGGAATTTGGAATATACAGTTTTAGTGTTCCGAGGGCGCCCCAACAATATTCGGTGAAGTAAGTATCAGTAGCTTCATCATAGTACCTATAAGTATGACACCCCGTGCTTGCTTCGATTCTGCGACTCGAGACCCAGTTTCTTGGGGTTGGTTCTGTGGTACTATACGACCATGAAGTAGAGCCTTTATAAGCGTAGTCATAACCTCCAAAAACACTCTCAACCCGTTCCATGTTAGGTGTGTACATATAAATAGTGAGCGAAGGGCTAGGAACATGCTCGGCAGGCTCTGCTTGTGCAGTATAGGTACATGGCTCTGGATAATCAGTCCCGAATATAACAAACTGCTCGAGCAAATCATAAGAAGAGTGTGGTCCTTTATATGGCTTGGTTCTGTCACCATCCACATAATAATCGTCGCTGATATAAAGTCGGTCATTTCCTTTGATACCATGTTCTAGGTCTTTGTCGCCTGTATAATTCAGACTATATTTTCGGTTTGCTCCATTATTGTCTGGACTGTCTGGATTATTAGGGTCGTAATTAGGGTCAATACTACCGCTCATGGCAAGAACCCCTTTTCTTGCAGAGCTGCTTTATTTCTAAGCACTTCTTCACTCACTATCACATCTCTGCCGGATGTTTCGGTAGCTGTTCCGCAGAACAGACTTTGTTCATTAACGGAAACTTCAACATCTGACAAATAGGTGCAATCTTTCAGACAAAGGTAATTTTTAGGGTTAGGGACACCGATTCTACAGGTAGAACCAGTGTTTCCAATTTTGCATTGATATAAAACCACAGCCGTCCAGCGATATTGACCGAATCCGCCATAGCTGCTTCCACCATGATGAAACCAGCCGTTACGAATCACAATATTGCTAAGTTTACTCTGCCCACTACTGGTCATGTTTCGCATTATAGTCGGATTGCACGTCACATCCAGTGCGCTTTTCTCCAGCGTACCTAGCAGTAATCCACCAGCCGCATACACAGAAGCAACAACTTTTGTCAATACAATAGCATTTGCCCCATTGTAATAAATATTGACAAGATTCCCATTAGAAATTTTTTTGCCATTAAACAAACCATTCCCAGAGAAAAAAGCATTACTAATCGTATGACCGTCCAAATCAATCTCACAGTTGTTATTCACATCAACTGGCTCTTCATACCCCGAAGCCATAAAGTCAATATCCGCTGTAATTGTAATAGGAGAATTTGAACTGTCTCCCATCAATGAAAGTAATTGTTCAGCAGTTCCAGCAGTTGTCGCCATAAAATCACCTCATCAAATAATGCAGTACAAAGTGTGCTCATCCGGATTCTCCAACGCATCATATTCCGCCTGAGAAAGCCCGACCGTCCGCCGTTTGATAGCATCGCAATGGTTTTGCACATCTTTCCGGACCTTGTCGCCTTTCGAATTCTGGAGAGTCTGCGAAAGCGTTCGGGAATCCCCACCGCAACACATAATTGTTTGACCGCCATAGAGCGACCAGCAAATTTTTGTGATAATGCTATCATGATTTTTGATAGTTCCATCATAATCCACATAGTGAATCAAGACTTTCTGCCCCAGATGAAACGTATGTTGTCCGTGGACGGTACATTTGAACGGACTCACCAGAAAACCATAACCTTGTTGGACAATCTCTGCCGGACGGTGAAAAGCCTGATAGAAATTCGTCGCAATCACGCCCAAAAAGTCATATCCGCTGTTTCCTTTAGCAAGCTCATTTTGATAAGAGCCGTCTAAAAATGGGTTATTTTCGACCACAATATCAAACATACTAGCGGTACTAAAATCCTGTGGAGTAATTGCCCAGCTGAAGCCTTCCTTGTTACCGCCTGCATCCGTTCCGTAGGCGGTGACAGTCCGCATATAGCAGTTGTAATCAGCGAAGTCGTCAGAATCCCGTTCAATTTCATTTGCCTGAATTTCAGCGACACCCCACCGAGATTCCGCAAATTGACCTAATGTCAAATTTCCAGTTTCAGGAGTAGCATACACAAAACCGAAAGAAACTTCTGCCAGATACTTGTAAAAATCCCGTGGGCAGTCTGTGTCACCGCTTCCAGAATCAGCATCAATTCCGAATTGAATTTCAGAGTTGCAGGCATCAATGATATTTTCGTTTTTGTGATAGTACTCCCATGTAAGCAAATTAGAAATTCCAGTTGCGCAAGCAATATAATTATTTGTGAATCGAGTCAGAAACAGTTCATTCATCCAGCCTTGCGCTGTATTTGAAAAAACTCCTTCGTAGGAATACAAGATATTATGAATGCCGTTATTGCTGTTGCTGGTATCCCTGTAAGAACTGGTTTCCGTCCAAGCCACCGAATCATGACAAACGAGCGTAAAAATGCGCCCCCGCCTGCTTGCATTGGTGACGAAAAACACCCCGATTGCACCAGCGAGAGAGGAAACAAGCGTAATTTTGCACCCCCTCACCTGAAAAACCGAAAGGGGGGGCGGTATTTTGAGTGTGATGTTCATGGTAGCGGAAAAACAGCCCCCAATCTGGAAACAGTCGTCATTCGTGCATTGTCTTTGAGAATCCGCACGGTCGACATTGGAATTGTTCAGCTCCATGACCTGCACCCACGTTTTGGAATTGTAATTGTACTTTTTAAGTGTTCCAGTGATAATTTCATTCAAAACCAACAATTTGCACCCCCATTTTCACCTGACAAATGTCAAGATTTTCAGAAATCAGCTCCGTAGAAATTTCACCCATCAGATAGCAGTGAACAGTGTCGGAAAAGTTAGAATTGGAAATAATATTTAATCCCGTGAAAGAAAATTCCGCAGAACTTGCATAACTGGAAAGTCTTCTTGCATCTGCCTGACTGCATTCGAGAACGATTTCTGTCGTAATTTTGGCATTGATGGCGGTATAAATGCACGGTGAACCGTCCGCCATGGTGTAGGATTTCATGACAGGAGCGGAATGCAGTTTCACGTCATTCAATTGCCTGAATTGATTTCCAATCAGCGTATTATCTGCCGTATAAATCGCTACATTTCTCACAAAAAAGCACCCCCACTTCTCATATTTTCCAGCTGAATTGCCGAAAATACGAATGTTTCAATTTCCTGTCCGCCAATGGAGACCGGAATAATCAAATCCCCCTGCTGAGACATGGGAGCATTTGTGCTTTGAATACTGTTATAATAATAATTGTTTGTTGCCATCATCGGCATAGCTGACACGCCCACAGAATCCGAAGCAAAACGCATTTGAGCCGAAATTTTCTCAAAATCAATTTGAGGAAAATCAAATTCAGGCTTGAAACCGTCCGAAATTTCACTTGAAATCCGTCCCATATCCGGCAGACTGCTTGCAAGTCCTTCCTGAATGCCAAGTCCCAGATACCGCCCGATTTCGTCACGCATGAGCCTTGAAGGCGAATGAATCCCGAAAAAGTCCGCAATACCGCCAATAAAGCCCTCACCCCATTCAGAAATTTTATTTCCTATGTTCAAAAGCCCATTGACAATCCCGTCAAGAATGTTTGAACCAAGTTCAAACCAATCAATATTTGTGATAGTAGTACAAATTTTATCAATGAGTTCTGTGACACCTTCAACCGCCAAATCATACATTCCTTTGATGCCTTGTAAGAAGAAAGCAATAATGTCTTTCCCTAATTGTTCCCAATCCTGATTTTTAATTTTTTCGAGGAATTGTGTCGACAAAAATAGTGCTTCTGCAATGAGTTCGGGGAGCATTCCCCCTAGACCTTGAATCAGCATCGTCAGAATCTGAATCCCGATGGAAATGAAGTCTTTCGCATGGTCACTAAGAAATTTCACTAGTGTGTGAACGATTTTCAATGCAGATTGCAAAATCAAGTCGAGCTTGCTCAAAAGCCCCTCTGCCAATTTCTCAATAATTTGGATGCTCATTTCAACAATTTGTGGTAAGTTCGATAATAAGCCATTTATCAAAACTTCGATAATCTGAAACGCACAATCCAGCAACAAGGGCAAATTTTCTGTAATGAAATTTGCAAGACTTTCCACAAGTTTCAATGCACAATCAATCAGTAACGGCAAATTGTCCAGAATTGCCGTTACCAACTGCATCACAAGTGAAACGGCACTTTCTGCCAATAATGGCAAATTCTCCATGATGCCAGATAAAAGCGTGTTAATCACATCCAGCCCGACCTGAATCAGTTCGGGCAAAGCCCAAATCAGAGTAGACAGCAATTTCGAAGTCATTACCGTGATAGTCTTGAACAATTTCGGCAATGCTCCCACGATTCCCGAAACAAACTGAACAATGACTTCCGCCCCTGCTTCCAGCAAATCCGGCACATTTTCCATGACAAGTGAGACGAAATCCGCAATCAGATTGACTGCCATTCCCAACAATCGGGGCAATGCGTTTACAATCCCATTGACCAGATTGCCAACGATTTCCGCCCCAAGTTCTAAGAGCTTGGGGATGTTGTTCATGATAAGCTCAATCACATCAGCAACCAGACCGACTGCCATGTTTAACAGTTTCGGCAATGCTCCCACAATCCCATTGACCAGATTATCAATGATTTTCGCCCCTGCTTTCAGTAAATCCGGAACAGTATTCATGATGCTTTCCACAATTGTTTCAACAGTTTCAACACCGACTTCTAAAATTTTTGGTAATGCCCCCATAATGGAATTGAATAAACTTGTGATGATATTTCCGCCAATTTCCAATAAATTTGGTAGATTATCACTGATTCCAGTGAGGATGGCATCAAACAGCATTGTGCCAGCATCCAATAATACCGGAATGAGCGTTGAAATGGCATTCACGAGAATTTCACCGATACTTCCAGCTGTCTGGAGCAATGCACCCATTCCGGCAGAAATCCCCTCACAAAGTTTGGAAATGAATTCAGCTCCCTTTTCGGCAATTCCTGCAACACGGTTAGAAAATTGAGAAATAAGGTAAGAAAGCAGACTTTCCGCCATTTCAAAAATGCCTGAACTATCAGAAGAAAGCCCCTCAATAAAGGCATCAATCAGGATTTCCCCTGCTTCAAACATTCCAGTTACTTGGTTATAAAGATTGTTGATAAGCCCAGAAATGATATTATGTGCGAACATAAGCAGTTTTCCAGAATTTTCTGTAATTCCAGAAATCATTGTTTGAATCAGAGAACTTCCGACTTGCACAAAACTTTTCGTGAGTTCACGACTTTGTTTGCCAGCATCAATCAGCAAATTTGCGATAGTAATTGATAATTTGGGCAAGGTCTGAGCTACACCAGCAATGAGATTTTCAATCAGGATTGAACCTTGACTTTTCATGGTACGCAAAACGTTTTGTAAAGCCTTCTGAATTTCGCCAACAATACCGGAAACACTGCCAACCATTTCCGGCAATGTCTCAATCAATCCAGAAATCATAGTTTCCGCTGATTGCCTGAAAATCACATTACTATGTGAAATTCTGTCCCCAATGTTCTTGATACCGTTCTGAATGACCGTCCCAACGTCCAGACTTGCCACCACATCAAGCACCGAATCCGCCACTTTCATGACACCTTCCACAATATCAGGGATTCCCTTGGTGATAAGGTCAACTGCTGTTGACAAGATGTTAGGTAAAACCGATTTTGCGGAATTTGTGAACCAATTCAGGAGAGAATCCAGACTTGACTTGACTTTGTTTTCTGCTTCTGGAATGCCATTCAGCATATCAAAAAAGCCCTTTGTCAAGTCCAGAAGAGCCGGAGCGACATTGTTGGTGATGGTCTGCACAATGCCACGGAATGCAGGCTCAAGCCCTTCATAGAGGGCATTTTTGACGGCATCCATAGCAGAACCAAGGGCTTTCACGTCACCTTCCAGATTATCATTGAGAACTTTCGCCATTTCGACCGCGGCTCCCTCACAATCAGCAAGCCCGTCAGTGAATTTCTGCAAATCCTTGTCAGGAGTATTGAGCAAAATCTTGATAGCTGTGGAAGAATCCGCTGTGAACACCTCAGAAAGAGCCACTGCCCCTAAATCGCCCTGCATAGAGCTGGTGACATTCTTAATGTCTGCCACAATATCGAGCATATCACGGTATTTTCCGGTCTCTTTGTCGATAACATCAATTTTGTTTCCGGCAATGGAAATCTGATTGTTTTCGTCCATTCTTGCGGATAAATCACGCATCACGGCAGATAAAGCCGTGCCTGCTTCACTGCCTTTTTTTCCCTGATTGGCAAGCATTCCGAGAGCAATTGTGACAGTATCAACACTTTGTCCTGCACTGTTCATGTTCGCCGCACAATTTTTGAAAGCTTCTCCAAGCATTTGCACGTTGGTGTTAGAATTTGCCTGCGCATAAGCCAGCTTATCAGAGAATTGTTCAGCTGTCATCACACTGTTAGAAAATGCGCTCATGTAATCTGTCACCATGTCGGAAGCCTGAGCGAGACCCATTCCGGAAGATGCGGACAAATTCAGCACCCCCGGAAGTGCGGAAATGGATTTTTCCGCATCCCATCCAGCCAGAGCCATGTAACCGAGTGCATCCGCACATTCTGACATAGAAAATTGAGTGGTTGCGCCGAACTGTTCAGCGGCATCTTTCAGGCTTGCAATCTGTGCTTCTGTTGCGCCAGCGGCTTTTTGTAGTGAAGCCACGTTAGACATGGAGTTTTCGAAAGCCATGCCCACATCAAGTGCATCTGTCACAATGGATTCAAAACCATTCCACCCCGTGAGCTTGTTCAGTGCATCCAATGCACCGCTAGCCAGTCCAGACAGCGCACTGCCGATACTGCCCTTGACAGTTTCGCCGAGTTTTCCAAAACTCCCCGAAACTTTGTCACTTAAACCGCTAACTTCCTTTTGCAATTTTGCGGAATCGCCGTCAATCTGAATCACAATTTTTCCGTCTGCCATTTCCTCACCTCCTAGCCGAACACATTCCCGATTTCGAAAGCATTCATTTTCTCTTGTGGAATCCGGATTTGTCGTTGAATTTTCAGAATTCGTTTCTTTTCGTTTTTGTCCTTGATTTCGCCGATATTGATACCTCTGTAATACATTCGCTGTTTGATGGGAGTATCTTCTGGAAGTGCATCAAACAGGGCTAAAAACAAATGCCAGTGCATTGTTGCATTCAGCAGGTCAATGTGATATTCTGATAAGAAAGCGGCATAAATATAAGGCGCATCAAAGCTCCATGAGAGAATTTTCTTTGATGAGCCTTTGTTTTGGGATTGTTCCGGAATATCGCCACGAATCGCAAAACGGATAAGGGCTTGAATACCTTCTTCCCAAATTTCCGGCTCAATCCTATCTTGATACCAACGCAACGCAAAAAGCATCTTCTCACGTTCTGAAATTTTCGGTTCTTCCAACATATCAAAGAATTTGAGCCAACTTTTGAAATCTGTATAAATTGGGTAATCCTTCCCCGAAACCCTCACCGTTTCGGGGAATTTCTCATATAGTAAGTTCATTCCGGCTTGTATTTTTCAATCAGGCTATTTTGTTCTTTTGCGATTTCGATAGCCTGCCCCTCAACAAAAGCATAAAATTCAGCCAGAATTTTGTTATATTTCCGGACACTGTCGGGGATGTCCTTAAAAATGACCCTTGCCGAACCATCTCCAAGCAAATCATCAAAGAATTTGCGGAACACTCCGCAATAGCGGTGAATTGATTCAGAAGTTTTCAGTTTTTCAAAGCTGTCTTCGGGGATTTCTTTTGCAAAGATTTCTCTTGTTTTGTCCAGTCTCTCGTAAAATCCTGCTTCAGAAACATCCACTTCAAGCCCATAGAATAAATCATTCATTCAATTATCCTCCATTATTCTACAATTGTGATTGTCTGCCAGTCGTCGGAAGTGGTAACAGTGATTTCTTCCGGCGCACCAGAAGCCTTGAAATTGCCGGAATAGGTCATTGCATCAGTAGAGCCACCATCAGAATCCGGAATGACAGAATATTCACGCTTGATAGCAGTTGCCTTGATAACACCGTCTGTTGTTTTGATGGTTGTCAAGTCCACCTGAATGATGGTTCTGGTAGCCTGACCGCCAATTTTCTCATGTTCGTGAATGTCGATAATATCGTCAAGCACCATATTCCCTTTGTAACGGTCAAACGTGTAGGCAATCGCCGGAGCAAAGCCAGAAGTAGAAACTCTGTCGCTTGTTTCATCCACATAGCGACGGGAGTATTCTGACGGATTTTTAGAAGTGGAAAGGTCTGTGAAGCCTTCCATTCTCAAATAGGTGATAGCACTTGCACTTTGTGCCGGAACACCGTAAAAAGCCAGCTTTTCGGCACGCTGTACTAAATTGCCACTGTTCAAATTTTTACCCATGATAATACCTCCATGACTGATAATATTGTAAACTTAACTGCACCTGATAACGGGCAGTATTTTCCTCAGTATCGTAGACATATGGCATAGAATTGATAGCAATGGAAAGGGCTTTTCTGTCCATGCCTAAATTGATGAACTGAGAAAGCCCCCTTGCATTATTTTTTTCTATCCAGTCCACGAAATTTTCATAAAATCCCGAATTTTCGAGATTTTCAAGCACATTCATTCCGTAATACTGACGGCTTGCAAATACGAACTGAAATTGTCGCAATTGACCGCCGTCAGCATATCGCTTGATAATGGGGTCAGATGGAATGGCATCAATTGTGTAAGCAATTCCCTCTGAATCAAGCTTGTCAATGCCTAGAATTGCATTGTTTTCCAGCAATGGGCAGGATGCAATATAATTCCGGACAGTTTCCATCAAGGTCATAAAATATATTTTCCTCCTACCTTTTGCGCTGTGTTCCTCAAAATCTGATGTTTGCAGTCGTACCAGCACCGGAACGCCCATTTACTGCCCTTTAGTCCTCTGTGTTTGGCATGATGCCAGCGCATCACGGCATAAGGCGCAACCCAGACCAATTGCCCTTGTTCCGGTTTTGAATAAGCATGACCGGATTGTTTGAGCCGTCCGGTCAGTTCCGGTAAATAGGGGTCACATTTCCGGAGTAACTGCGTTGATGCATCCGCCACAATTTCACGGCGAATTTTCGGAATTTTCTGATAAACTCCCCTGAAATCTGTAATGACTTTCAATTCGCTATCACCTCAATGTGTCTGACATTCCATGAACCGAACAAGAAATTCCGCACTTCTGAGACAGTTAAAGCCTCTTTTTGCGGAATATCTTCAAAAAACGCTCCTAACATGATTTTATCATCTTTTTGGGGCATATACGGAATTTTTGATTGATGGATGATGAACAAATAGCCGTTATTGGGTTCACGGCTGGTATTCTGAACTGTCTGCGCCGTAGTTGCCTGACAGTACACATCATAGAAAACATGAGGAACATAGACTTCCATGTGGTCTTGAATGGTCTTTTCCCAGACCGTGCAACATTCTGAATTGGTAAACATCAATCATCACCACCCACATCATAAATTTCAATCGCTCCATAACGTTGACGAATCAAACCAAGGTCTTTGAGTTCGTTTTTTAGAAAATAAAGCGACTGTCCGCCATTTAAATAGGTGGTTGTCAGACTGTAAGCTCCGATGGATTCCGTACCGCCGGAAACAGTGGAGGACTGATTGACAGCATCCAAAGCCCGACAAACCGCCTGAATGACAGCGACTTTGACAGCAAGCCCAAAATCCTCATCTTCTGCAATCATGCTGTCAAGGTCATTGCCGTATTTTTTTGCAATCGTCCGCAATTTAGCGGAAGCCTGTACAAGCAGAACTTCCGCCGATTCCATTTGTTGCGCCGTGAGCGATTTCCCGATTGCCTGAATATCGCTCACATTCGCATAAACTGCGCCCATTATTCAGCGACAATCTTAGAAAATGCCTGATTATCAAGAATTCCCCAGCCAATATAAGCCTCAGAGCGGAGTACAATCTGATTGAGCCGTTTCAAGTCGCCCTGACCGTCGGGGTCGCCGTATTCGATAATCTCCAGCGGAATCTGTTCAGCGAATCCCCAACGGAACGCATTAGCGAAATCGCCCACAATGGCACGGATTTTGCTGTTTCCGAAAGAAACTGTACTGTTGACATTCAGCGGAATGCCGTTGAACGCAGACGGAGAACCGCCGAAACGGAATTCGGGATAAATGGAAAGGTTGCTGTCTGTGGTTTTCATGCGACCAATGTCAGAAGCCATCACCGGAGACATAGCGATACCAGTAATTTCGCCATTGTCACGGATAGGATAGACTGCAAGGTCAAGCACATCATCCGGAGCATCTGCATCGTAAGTGATAACGCTTGCAGTTGCAGTGATGGTCTTGTCAAAACAGTTGTTTCCGATGATAGCAGAAGCAGTATTGTCAGCCGGATTGACTCCATGAATCGCCATAATGTCAAAACCTCTTGCAATTTTTTTAGCGAAACCGTCCGTGAAAGCACTCAGATAGGGAATCTGTTTTTCTTCTGCGAGGTTGACGAATTCGTCAGTCAGGCGGTGCTGATACACGACTTTCAGTGGCTTGATGGTGATAACATCAAAACTTGCATCACCGGCAGGCTTCTGACCGCCTTCCCCGACAATTGCAATTTCTCCGTCCATCGCAAAAGTGAAAATATCCGTCCCAGCAAACGGCATGGGGGACTGTCCGCAAAGTTTCGCAATCGCAGAATGCCCCTGTACCTTGTTGAAAAGTTCGCTTGTGAGTTCGGGGTTGAACAAAGTTCCTTTGGTTGTAATCGTAGCCATGAGTTAAATCCTCCTTAATTATTTTTCAGTCCATGCAACAGCTCCACAAGAGAGGCATTGCCAGAAAGTTTGCCGTCATTGGAACGGAAAGTTGGCGGAACACGTTTTTGAACCGTAAACTTTGCGAATGTTTCCGCATCCTGTCTGATTTCGTCCTCTGTCGCACCGTTGAGACGTTCCGCCAATTCAAAAGGAATGCCCTTTTCATGGGCGATTTTCATTTTCAGGTTGACAAGATTCTGACTGTCAGCGTTCGCCTGAGCGGTTGCGAGTTGCTGTTTGAGTTCGTCAACTTTGGCGGTCAATGTAGTGACCTTGGTTGTGAGCTTGTCGGAATCTGCCTGAACCTGTTCGGGAGACTTCCAGCCCTCAAACTGTTTGTCATGTTCTGCAATAATGCCGTCAAGGGCTTCCTGCGTTTCAATTGGGGTAAATTCTGTTTCCATCTTCAAAACTCCTTTCGGTTAGACAATTTCCCAGTCGTCCGCCAGCATATCTGTTTGACTTGCAAGCCATCCTACAACAAGCTGTTTCTGTGCAGTATACATGGCGATAGTGTCAAGAACTTCCGGTGTATGTTCGGGAATGCCGTCACCATAATTTTCAGTGATTGCATTATGCAAAGATTTTCCATGAATCAATACAAGATGCATTCCTTTTCCGTTCCAGCCTTTTCTTGCTACTTTGTAGCCATTTTTCAGATTTTCAATTGCTTTTCCAAAGTTCATAATATTCTCCTTTCAGGGATAACAAAAGCACCTCATTCTCGAGATGCCGTTTGACTTGCTTCCAGTTCTGGTCTTTCATCAAGATAACTTTGTAATTTTCCAGCGGTTTCCTGAATTGCAAAACTAAGATGAATCTTTTCTTCCATTGATGCAAGGTCGTCATTTTGAACACCCTGCAAAAATTTCAACTGTTCTTTCAGCACATTATAGTAATACATGACGTTTCTCCTTCTATGTCGATGGTTAGTCTTGATTTCACTTATCAGTATCAGCAACAGAATCAAAAACTGACTTTTCGGCAGTTTTTCTGCTGTGATACATAGTGACATGATAGAATTTTTCTTTAAGAGTTGAACGGTCGAATACCGCATATTGATATTCTTGCAAGGGATTGACTGCCCTTGCTACTGCCAAGCTTCCACCATAAGCAAAATAAATGCACCATCCGTCAATGACTTCACTCAATTGCAACGGCTTTCCTGAAGGTACAATATAGTCAGGATTCATTCACATTCACCTTCCAATCCTATCAGAGGGACATCATCCCAGAATGAATATTCTTGGAAAGAAAGCCATGCATTATGCATAGCATATCTTCCTTTGAGTACTTCGCTGTTATATTCTGCAATTTCACCAGCTAAAACAACAGTATTTTGGCTATCTTCTGCGATTGCCTGTGTGATAGTCTGATACTTCGCCATCACTTCAATTTGTTTTTGTTTGGCAATTGGCGGAATATGAGTGAAAAACAAGAGAATACAAAAAAGAAACTCAGTTCCGAAACACACCAATCCACCAATGGAGAAAAATTCGCTGTATGTTTTGTCGTATCCAACAAAACAAAGAAATGTTGCCAATAACAGAATTAAAATCGTAAGCATAATTCACCTCAATAGAAAACTCTCTGTTTCCGTTTTTCTTTGGCGGTCACGGCTAACCAATGAGCAAGTGAAACCGATTCCAGCAAAGACACATCAACTGTTTCCAGAATCGAATTATAGCCGAAACCGCCCCCATTGCCAATGGCTCGATGTTCGGCATTGGTGACAGCCTGAGTCAAAGACGGCTGATTTTTATGACAAATTTCTTTTGCAAAAAGCTTTTGTTCAAAGATAGCATTCGCCTGTTGCACGTCCCGAACCGTCGGAAGAATCGGCTTGCATTTGACACCAGCGTCTTTCATTTCGTTCACCAGAATGTCTTGATTTCCAGCCCCATCAATGGCAACTTTTTCAGCGTGGACATTCCGCAAAAATGCAATAATCCATTGATTTCCGTCACGAACTGGACGGCAGTCAATGGACTCCACAAATATTTTGTTGTCGGATGTTTTGACAGCAACCGAAAGCGACACATTGCCGGAATTTTTCGCATACTTGACACCATAGAACAAGCGGATTTCTGGAATTTTGGGTGGTCTGTCAAGCTGTAACAGCTCCCAATCCTTGCCAGAAATAGCGGATTTCTGATTATACCGAATCCATAAGCCCAATCTTTGAATATTATCATCGGTTTTGTCGTCGCCTAATTCGTCACGAATGGTTCTTTCCGTGAGGATTGTACCAAGTGACGGATTTGTCTCATACCACAAATCAACATTGGACGTGTCGGACATGGCAGGCACGCTCCATTCTGCCCATCCGGCAGAATCCGTTTTTCCTGTCAAGATGGATTTCCGCAAATTCAGGAACACCGTACCAGACGAAACGGCAGTCGGCGGAGTACCGCACATGATAGTCTGCGGATTTTTCGAATCCGTGACGATATATTTCAGGGCGGTTTCTTGGTCGGCGGTATATTCCTGTGCCTCGTCAATAATCAAAAGGTCATACCCTTCACCGAGTCCGCCTTTTGTGGAGCGAGTTCGGAACTGGATTTCACCGCCTGAGCCGTCCAGCATTCTGATTAGCTCCGTACCACGTCTTTTTTCGGTCTTGAAATCTTCCTTTTCGGTATAACCTGCCTTTTCGAGACGGTCACAAATCTTTTCCCAAGCGTTCCTTGATGTGGTCACTCTGTGTGCCGTGTAGAGCGTTTTTTCTCCGTGAGTGATTGCCCATAAAGTCCGCATAATGAGCAGTTCAGATTTACCGTTTCGCCGTGGAACGGAATAGGCGAATTTCATATGCAGCCATAATCCGGAAGAATCCACCGCCATCATATCTTCTAACAGCAATTCCTGCCACGGTTGCGCCGTTCTTCCGGATTGGTTGTAAATTGCAACTGCTTCACTGCCCTTGGATTCCTTGTAAGGCAAGACCACCGAAACAGTCGGGGTCTGCCGTCCGAGCCTGATTTCGCTCATATGCAAGCCCCTTTCTGATTTATCACAAATTTTTCCAGTCGAAAGTCAACGGTAATTCCCGATTTGACACAATTTCCGTTTCCCTGAAATCCTGTTTTATGACCAGTTTGTCCGACTTTTGGCGGTTGCACGTCATGTGAGCCAACTGCAAATTGCTGATGTCAGACGGATGACCGCCTTTTGAAACTGGGATAATGTGGTCAATGCAAGGGCTTAACGGATGGGGAAATTTGAATTTGAAGTCCACAGGTGCGCCACAAATGCCGCAAATTTTCTGCGTGGCATAAATCCGCTTTTTGTTGGAATCAAACTGCGCCCTCTGCGTGCCGTTGTGGTCTGGTCTGAGATTCAGTTTCGGCATCGACAAATCTCTCTAGGCAAGGGATTCTCATTCAATTCTTTCATAATGTAATCTCTCTGCCGGCACAATTCTAGAAAATTCGCCATCTTATCAGGGAAACAGTCGGGACTGAATGTTAACTGCCCCTCTTCTTCCAAAAAAAAAGATTTCTCTAATTTTTCAATTTGACGAAGTCTATTTTCCAGATATTCACGATAAACTTCTTTTGTTACGTTCATTTTCATTCTTTACTCCTTTCAGGTATAACAAAACCGCCCTCATTCAGGAGCGGTTAAATGATTCATTCTAAATCTTTTTCAGTAATTTCGTAAATCGCAAGGCGATTATCAATAATTTCTTTCATTTCCTGATATGCTAAAGCTCTGCCAGATTTAAACAAATCTTTTGGCGAATCTTTACTTTCTTGGTCTGCTTCTTCATAGCGTTCTAATATTTCAGCCATTGTATCAGCAATAAAAAATTTCAAAGCATTTTCACTCATTGCCATTGTTTTCACCTCGTTTTCTTAATTCTTCCTCAGCTTCCTGAATGTCTTTTTCAAAATTGCTGATTTCTTTTTGCCAATGCCTTTTTAGCCCCTCTTGTCTTCGGGGGTCGTAAGTATCCCAATCTGGACAATGCTCATATGGATTTTGGATATAACCTTTGTGTTCTTCTGCTCTTTTAGCCCAAGAATCAATAGACTTTCTTAATTCTCTATCGCTTGATTTCGAAATATTTTTGTTTTCTTTCTTACTGGAAGCAAAAAATTGCATACTTATTCTTAATGGCTTTCTTTGTTCTATTCTACCACTATCTCCACTATTTGTCAAGTTGTTACCAATCCATTTGACCCCATCCCCATCACGAACGAACCCTTGTTTCCGGAGCTGTTCCGTTTCAAAGCGTTTCGCCTGTTCAGGAGTGAATCTAGTAGGGTGAACATCTGGAAGTGTGGGCTTTTCCTGCCAAGACTTCTGAGATTCTACCCATTTATGAGTAGTTCCTCCTGCTCCGTCACTTTCGCCGACAAGCCGTGAACGAGTCTTTGACGAACTATAAGTAATGGTGCAAGTACAATTGTCATGACGGCGGAAAACTTCTCTCAAGTCCCGATTATATCCCCAGAATGTACCTGATACCTGAGCGCACCAGTCGCAACATTCAGCTCCACCAGTTCGGGTGACTTGCACGAATAATCCTGCATTATTCCGGAATTTTGCATTGACCTGAATGAAACTGTCATGCATTGCATTCGCCACGTTGGAAACAGCATTCCGGCAACGTCTTTGAATGGTGCTGTCTGGTTCTGTAGTATCATTCAAAGAACCAGCGACATTTTGAGCACGTTCAGTCGGAAAACTCGGCTGAACAGGGTTCAAGCTGATACCATTTTTCTTATCCAGAGAAGATTGCACCTGTGCAAGCTTGTGATTGATTTCATCAAAAAAATCTTTCAGGAGCTGTTGACAGAGTTCTGAACGTCCTTCATCCGGAGGAAGTTCAAGAATATGTTTCGCCAGCTTTTCGCCTAGAATTTGAGACAACAGCCTTGAAAGCCTTGCAGTATCGTTAAAGTCGGCTTTTTGTTCATCAATTTTCTTTTGAATCGCCCTGTAATTGGGGTCATAAAATGCACGGACGTCAATTTCCTTCCGGACAATCTGATATAATTCCTGTTCTGTCAATCAGCATCACTCCTCAGCCCCGTCAAAGCCCGAATATTTCTAGCACCAAGGAATCCCTCAGAAGCCTGATTGATTTTCAAGATAGCATCACCGATTCCACCGAGTGCGCTTGCATCCGGCTCAAAAATCGGCATCCATTCCGCCTGTGTTCCGGCGAATGCACTTCTTGAATAGGTGTAGTTATCCCGAAGGCAAGCCGACAAAAAGCCCACATTGAGAAATCCCGTTGCAAATGTTCGTTGTGCCTTCCGAGCCATCAGGCGCAAATTCTCATGACTTGCCTTGATAGCTTCAGAAGATGCAGGATTATCTGTACTGAACCCCAAATCATCAAGGGTCAGACCAGTTTCACCAGCGAAAACGCTAGCCAGCATTTTCATTTGGTCAACGAATGGAGTCATAGACTGCCCCTGAAACTGCCCGATTGTGGGTTTGTCGTTTTCGGCATCTTTCTGTACGGCGAAAAAGCTAGAAATTGTCGCATACATTCCGTTAAATTCCACATCAGGAGAAAGTCCGACAATATATTTTTGCGGAACGCTGTAAAATTCGGCGGAAACCTCCGAACGTCTGAGCGTTCGAATCACAGTTTTCACGCAATCCATGCAGGAACGTGAAATTCTAGAGTGACCGAAAGGACGTTTTGCATCGGGACGGTTGACAATGGGAACAAGGAGCGGAAACGGGGCTTTGTGGTGCAAAGTCAGACTTTCGTCAAGAATGCCATTTCGGTAATACTGCGTTTCGAACGGCAGAAAATACGCTTCCAGAGTGGGCTTGTTTGTCTGCGCATCACGTTCAATGACCGCATAGCCCTCAGTTAAAAGCATGGTAACGGGGTCAATTTCTCCTGTTGCGTTTGCGCCGTCAATGACCTGTAACCGAGGAAAACCGTTTTCGTCCAGCTCAATAAAGATGAAACTGCAAGCCGAAATGAGGGCAGAGGATACCGCCGAATCAATCAGAATATCTTGATTGTTCAGCCGGAAGATTTCGTTCAGATTACCGCCGTCATTGGAAAATTCCAAGAATGCGATTCTGTCCGCTAACGAATCGACCGCTTTCGCACACCATCCGAGGGAGTGCGCAACATTCCGAAAGCTTGCCGGAAGCATATTGCTGATTTCCGGAACATAATTTTTCATCTCATAATATTGGTATCGTAAGTTGACACGAGTCTGCTTTTGGGTCAATTTCCGTTTGAGCCATTCCAAACCATATGGCATCTTGTCTCACATCCTTTCTTTGCGCACAATTTTGAGCAGTGGCGGTTTTGGAGTCAGGGAGGGGATGCCCTAGGGGTCTCCTCCCCCCCTGTTATGAAGGCATACAAAAAGCACCCGACTTTTGCCGGATGCCTTTCGCCATAAAAATCAAGAAGGTAAAGCTGTTTGCATTCTTTGATACTACTATTATATCACTTTTCAGACTGCAATTCAATGCAAATTTTATCAAGTGCAGATTTGTGTTTGTAATGAATTGTTCTTGTACTGTAATGCATTTTCTCCGCTATCTGCTCAAATGTCTCATATGCCAGATAATGCCGGATAAGGATGGTTTGAGCATCCAAATCAGGGATTGCTTGAATGACAGCTGTAATTTCTTCACGAACCTGAAGAAGTTCACGCAATCGGGCTTGTGTCCTGCGCTTTGTTTCTGCTAACTGAATCAATGCCGTTTCTGTGCTGTTTTCAGATGTTTTCCCTGTACCGTCTCCGGAACGTGTCAGACGTTCAGCAATACTCTGGTCACGTTCCAATTTGGCAAGCCATGCCTTATAATTCTTTTCGGCATGGAACGCACGGTTCAGCCACTGGATTTTTGCAAGTTGTTCGGTTGTCATGTCGTCACTCCTATTCCAAAACAACCGCCATTTCAGGAGGAACAAGAAAAGGGCGGTCGTTTCTGGTAAAAATTTTTGAAAGGGGTAAATACAATGGCATCCATTGAAAATGTGGTTGCAGAGGACGGACTCGAACCGCCAACCTCTAGGTTATGAGCCTAACGAGCTCCCTTTGCTCTACTCTGCCAATTATCAAGCTAGCAATGTGAAGATGATAAAGAAGCACTGCCAATTTGACAATAAATAATGTACAATACCATTATAATATAATGTGTTTTTCATTGTCAACGAAAGTTGCAATTCTGCAATTTTGTTGCAACCCTGCAACTTTTTCCAGTTATTGGAGCATAATAAAAAGACCTCTGAAAATTTCAGAAGTCTTTTTTTCCGGTCATAAGATATAGCAGCGACACGTGAAAAAGAATCGAAAGCCTGACTGTGGTTCTGTGGTCTGGTTCTGCTTGATTGTGTTCCCAGCGACTGACCGTACTCTTGTCCACATAAACACGTTTTGCAATTTCCGATTGTGTCATATGCCGAGCTGTCCGGAGTAAGTAAATCCGTTCGCCTATCGTTTGCATTTACATCATCTTTCCTTTTGTTGGGATTACGGTCATCAATCTATCATGATAATTATAACACGGATGTGAGTTCTTGTCAAATCAAACAACTATATCTTGTTATACCTATCTCAGAAAATCTTCTTTGCTTTGGATGTTTGGAGCGATACGAGTGAAGTCGATTCCGTATGTCTTTTCAACAAATTCCATGCAGTCTTGACAGGTGATGGTCTTTCCTAAAAAGTGTTCTGGCATCTCCAAAGCACAAACAGCCCCGTCAAAAATTTCATGAATTGTTTCTTCATCAGCTCCACGAAGTTTCATGCCGTACAGAATCATGGCGATAGTCTGACGGACAATATCGGTTGACAGCTCCGTGAACATTTTATATTTTTCCTCATTGTACAAGCGGTAAAATTCTTCTTTTGCCAATTTCTCAGCTTTGTACAAGACCACATTGTTACTCAATGCTTTCATTTCATTCCGCTCCTTCTTTCAGCAAAGTGGCTTTTGACTTTCTCACTTTGTAATGTATTTCGATTGTATCATCTACCAGCATCGGGCAGGAATAGACAACTTCAGATTGCAATAAGTCTTCGTCTGTGTTTTCTTTCATCGTGTAAGCTTCTTCTTTTTTGATTGGCTTGCCTGATAATGATTTCACCTGCACCATGATGTTGGGCGGTAAGGTTTCCAGATAATCGAATAGTCTCAGTTTTCTTGATTTCAGCATTTTCTTTTCTCCTAAAGTTCAAATTTCGGTTCACGGTATAAGCCGTTCCGATGTTTGTAATCCATCAACAACAGTTTCACTTCCGGACTGCTATCACAATCAATTGCACAGTCAATCAAAGTGTGAATGTGTTTGTGTACAAATTGCTGATAGCCTTCCAGATTCAGAAAGGCTTCAACAAATTCGGCTTCTGATATTGCTACTGCCGTCATGACATACACTAACAGGCAGTCAGGCATCGTAGCAATGATGTATTTGATTGCATTTCTCGAAGGCTTTCCAGCGATGAGGTAGGCTCTGTGGATTCTTTCCAATCGTTTCACAAAATAATATATATCTCCATTGAGACATTCAATCATGTAAAGGGTGTTCCATGCACAATGATTAACATCAATTTCATACATCCATGCTCTTAACCACATGCTATCACCTTCTTTCTGATTTGGTTGGAGAATGTACTTTGTCGAGGCTTCTCTTCTCGTTCACGTTGGACACGTTTCCGCAAAAGTTCGTTTTCTTCCTCCAACAGTTCCAAGCGTTCCTGCATGAGTAACAGTTCTGCATCACGATACTTGTCTTTCTGTTTCTTGCGTTTGCGTAATTCTGCGACACGTTTTCTTGTTTGTTCTCGCTTGACTTCTACCCGACATTTGTCACAATACAAAATTCTGATGTGAGAAAAGTAATCGGAATCAGGTGTTGAAATGACAACTCCACAGCGTTCACATTGCTTGTTTTCCTCGCTCATCATGATGCATTCACTCCCCTTCTGACCTTTTCGGGGGCTGATTGCGTTACCGTTTGCGTTACAACGGTACTATGCATTTCATCAATCTGACGGAGCAGGGAAGAGCGGAGTTGCTCACGTTCTTCATAGACAGTTTCCAACATGAGTTGTGTTGACTTCCTGCCGTCCATCCAGAAACGAAATGATTTTGTTTGTCCGGTGGCATTGTCTGCCCACGACATGGAGAGAGGTTTTTCTCTGACTTCCGGAGCAGTCAGCTCCAGTTCGGTTATCAGGTTCTCAATACTTTCCAGCTCGTTGATGGTCTTCCCCATCGCCTGATGCAGTTCCCTGACCTGTTCAAAATCATAGGTGGTGTCCGTTTTCTCAGAGGAAAGGGAATGCGGAAAGTACAGTTCCCTCACCTTTTTGAGAATCCAAACCACTAAGGCAATACACAGCCCTGAAAAAATAGCTTCCATAAAAATCCTTTCCGAAGTCTTGACAAGAAAGCAAAAGTATGGTATACTATTCCTATCGAGACTTCTATGGTAGGTTTAGATAGTCCATTTGACAGCTCCGGTTCTCACATCCTCCGGAGTTGTCTTTTTATTCTTCTGGTCGTTCGGGGATTGGCAACCAATAAACAATTCTGCATAGCTCTCTGATGTTAGTATCAGCTCCAGTTCTCATTAGCTCTAGCTCGTCAAGTCTTGTCATTGCTATGCTCCTTTCTCTTCTCCCCTTGTGGGGGAAGGTCTAAACAGTTGCTCAGATATACATAGTATCAGCTCCTGTCTTCATGAGTTCTTATTATCCCTTGGAAACTCCTGCTGATAGCTCAACAGCTTGTATCCCATTTCCTTACAGTGCTGTTTCAGGATGTTTACGCCCTCTTTTCGGGATTTGACTGTAACAGCTACCCTTCCAATGTGCTTTTCATTGCTCCGGTCACGGTACACAAACGAAAACTGATTGACGAACTGCTTGTATCAGAAATTGCCCACCTCTTCGCCGTGGAAAGTTGGCAGAATGTTTCCTGCACTATATCTTTTGATAAAGTCAGGCAAGACAGCGGTCATATATCTTTTTTTGTCCCTGACAATATCGCCGGAATCGGCTTTTATCTCCAGTAAACGCTTGAAATAGTAGAAAAAGCCGTCTGCAAATTCATCCAGTTCGCTGTCAATGCGGTCAATCAGGAACAGCTTTTCTTTGAGTTCGTAGCCATCAACAACACGCTTTCCGGCTCTGTTCGTGAAAATCAGTTCCGTGAGAGAATCTGCAACGGAAATCAGAAAATGACAATATTCTGTGTCGTTCACCTGCAAATGTCCTTCAAAGTCCATTCTTTCTTTCAGCCATGATGTAAAGGCTTGTCTTTCGGACTCTTCTTCTGTGGCAATGTGGTTGTTTTCCGTTTCCGGCTTGGTAGCTGGTTTCTTTGCCTTGATTTTATCCAGAACATGGATGATGGTATTTTTGATAAACTTTCCTTTTGCTTCCGGATGTTTCAGGCGCAGTAATGCCGTCTTAATGATTTCAGTCAGATTCTGCATAAAATCATGCATATCCAGAATCAGAGAAAATTTGCCTTTCAGCTCCGCATTCTCATCAATGATTTCATTGAGACTGCTTGTGATGCAGTCAGTCAAGTCCTCAGTGCTTTCAGAATTTTCAACAGGCATTTCAACAGTTTCAACAGTTTCTGTTTGCAGTTCCGTCTTTTCCGTTTCAGAATAGACAGACAGACTACAACAAGAAAAAGTATTGAGATATAATAAGTATATTCCTTCATCTCCGTAGCACGGATTTTGTGTCATGGATGAAACACCATTTTCAGGTGTTTCTGTCTCCGACTGCTTGCCGAAGTAAGGATTATCAGAAGGCGAACGGTAGAACTGGTAGGAATTATGTGTGAACCGTCCCCATTGGTCACGGTTCTTTCTGATGTGGATGTAGCCAAGGGATACCAGTTCGGAAATCGCCTTTCTGACTCTGTTGATACCCATTCCGAGCATATCCATCCAATCGCTGAAACTTGTCAGGCGTTCGTCTTCTGGGTATAAAGCATACAGCACAGTCATCAATGACAAAGAATCCATTGACAGACGTTTTTTGATGACATCTTTCACTAGTTCATTGCTGATTTGTGTATAGTTTCCGGTCAGTGGCTTCCTGTCAAAAGTCGCATCCATAAAGTCTCTGTCTGTCATGGTTCTTTCCTCCTTCACGCTTGCTTTCTGATGAGCTTGTCAATGTAATATTCAAATTCTATCCTTTCCCTGTCAGAGAGTGGCACTCTGATGGGGATTTCTTTTTTCCCTTTTGTATACGGAATAAGCTTGTCTAGTCCTCTTCGAGATGTATCAACAGCGATTCGTCCCCGACACCACAAAAATCAATGGTGCGGTCTCTCAATTTCAGATACGTTTCCTCTGACATATCATTAAATGTGCCGGAAGTGATATAACTGCCGTTCTCATCGAATACCTGAAAATAGGTATCACCGTCAAAAATATCGTATAATTCCTTCAAGTACATGGGTTTTCTCCTTTCTCGTTGGTGTAGTCGAGTTTGACATTAATAATCGCACGGTTCAGCTCTGTGCAGAAGTCTTTCAGCTCCTGCAAGGCTTGTTCTTTGTTTCGGGCAGAAATCGGATGAATTGCAACGTGCCGTTCTCCCCTCTTGTCTAGATATTCGTATTCAAAACGGTAAATCATATCCATTCCCTTTCTTCTACCAGTTCAAGGCAGAATCCAACATTTTCTGTTGCTGATTGCTTGACATTCTGGTGTAAATGGCTGTGGTGTTAATGCTGGAATGTCCCAGCATATCCGATACAAAACTGATATTTCCGGTACTCTCATACACTTTGATAGCGAAATGATGGCGGAACGAATGCGGATGCATGACCTCCGGAGCAATACCGTAACGTTCGGCGAACCTCTGTAAAGCATTGTAAAAAGAAGTCGTTCCCATTGGGTTTGCTCCGCTCCATTTGGCAGATTTGGCACGAATGACGAAATCTTCCGGCTTTAAGTAATAGAGATAGCCTTCCAGCTCCCTTTTCAGACAAGACGGAATGAGAATTTTTCTGACCTTGCCTTTGGATTCGAAACGAGCATACCCTTTCATGAAATCACGTTTCCGTAGTCTGACCGCCTCTGAAATGCGTGCGCCTGTTTTAGCAAGAATCAGAATGTTATAATACCACTGTCTTTCCTCGTCAAAAAGCCTGTCCATTAAGTAGCGGTAATCATCATCAGAAATGACATTCTCCACGGAATTGATGCGCTGAATCTTCAAGGACTTGACCGGAATCGCCTTTTCCTGAAACTTGGCATAATGCCGGATAGCACTCAAATACAAATTCACCGTGTTCGCACTGCAACGCTTTGACAGCTCTGTTTTCCATGCAAGTACATTCTCTTTGGTGAGTTCCCCGAACTCTTCAAAATACCCTGCTACTGCATTAAGATAAGTGAGTTGTGTTTTTGGTGACAATTCCTCCGTTTTCATGAAGGCAAGATATCCGGTCAAATCAAGAATGATTCTTTGTTCGTTCATAATTGCTTTTCACCTCCTCAAAAACTAATATAATACACATTATATTTTGCTTTTGGCAAACAATCCGCCAAAAATCGGGATGAATTTTTTTTGAAAAAACCACGGTTGAACCTTGTTTTTTCGGTGGTGCAGGGCTTTGATTCCGGCTCAAAACCCTGATAACAAGAAAAGCCGTTTAAGGAGTACAAATGGTATAAGCTAATTTTCAATCGGTGCTTGACGAGGGAACGGCATTGGCTCTCCCCATTCTTCTTTTGGCGGTAAGATGGGATTCCCTTCCTCATCAAACTTGTATTCCCATTTGGGAGTTGGGTAATACTGCTGATCGAGGTCGTTTTCAATGCGGTACTTTGAGCCGTCATATTCTTCCTCTGGATGTGCAATGCCGTGAAGTCCCTTCCGGACGGCTTCCACGTGTGCATCAAATTCCGGCTTCGTGTAATGCGGCACTCTGTAAGTAAATGAAGATTTCACATTCAGGCATCTGCCATAGACGTAGTGGTAGTTCTCGTCATTCCATTCACGAATGATTTCATATGCCCCATTGGGGTATTTGGGTTTCTTCTTTTCTTCACGTTTCTGTTTCTGCTTTGCCCTGATTTCCTCTTTGTGGACTTGATAATAGGCTTTGGCATATGCTTTGCGCTCTTCTTTAGTCATGATTATCACCTCACTTGAATTTATGTGTTTCGGGTTTTGTCCTATGCCGTTACAGCTCAAAGGGGTTAGCCTGATACAGGTTGTGCTTGCGCTTGTATTCTACTAACAGGATGTAGCATTCGTGGGATTTTGACTCAATGGCTAAATCAATCAATTGGTCAATTGTTTTCTGAAAAATCAATCCGCCATACGTCCCGCCATACACCTCGTCAAGCCTCTCTAAATGTCGCACAAACCTATCCATTAAAATTTGATTTTGCAAAGCTTCATCTAAAATTTCGGCATCATTCATTTTCACAAGCATTTGCCACTCATGAGTATACAAGGTGTTTGCCTCCTTGCAGCGAGCCCACATAGATTCTCTGTGTCCGAAATTTTTGTCATAGTACAGTCTTCTAGCCCATTTAAGTTCAGTCATGTCTTTCCCTCCTCTCTCTTCCGGAACAGCTCCGCCCTTGGAACGTCCAGAAAGTCGCTCAACACCATTTCTTCTGAGGGGCTGAATTTAACGTAACCGTTCAAACGCTTGTCTACCAGATTCTTACTAATTTCTAATAGCGTTGCGACATCATAACGGCTAACACCCTTTTCAATCATGGTTGCTTCCAGCTTTGGATATAACGTCATTGTTGTCATAGAATTTTTCTCCTTTTGGGGTTGATTTTTCTGCACATCTATGTTATAATAAAAGTAAAAAAAGAATTTTTGAGTAAATTTTTACTTGTTCAATTATATTATAACTCATAAATTTATGAGTGTCAAGAAATTTGTTAAAAATAAATGATTTTTGTATAAATGAATGAATTTATAATCATTTTTTTATGCAAATTATCTAACCTGTACATTCATGGAAGGAGGATTTCAAATGAAAACTGATTTTGACGTGAATTGCCTTGTCAGTAGAATAGAGTTGTTGTGTGTACAGAACGGTATAACAAAAAGCAAGTTGTTTGCAGATTGTGGAATGAGCCGAAACACTATTAACAACTTAAAAGGTGGTTCTATTCCTTCCGTAGACAAAATAGCTTCGATAGCAGATTATTTCGATGTTTCTATTGACTATCTGTTAGGCAGAGAGGAAAGCCCTGTTCGGGTGAATGGTCATGTAAACGGAGATAACAGCGTTCAGAATATTACTGACAGCCCTGTCACGACAATACAAGAACCGCCAAAGCAAATCATTGCCGACGGTTTGACAAATGAATTTATACAGGTTTTTCAGGGGCTTTCTTTCCCTGATAAAATGGAAGTGATGAATTTGACAATGCAGAAAATGCAGAAAGGAGCATGAAAATTTATACGGGAAATTTTGTTTATTATACACGAAAGGGGTTGTGCATATGTTTTGGGACAGATTCGAAGAACTTTGCAGAGTGTCAGGGAAAAAGCCGAGTCCTGTGGGAAAAGAAATTGGTGTTTCTGCAACCGCTGTATCTAAATGGAAAGAAGGCACAATTCCAAACGGCGAAATTTTGATGAAAATAGCTGATTACTTCCATGTATCGGTGGATTACCTGTTAGGCAGAGAGGAAAACCCTGTTCGGGTAAATCTGCATATTTGACAAGAAACTGAATCGGCTCATGAAAAGGCTGGATTCTGATGCACAGGAAGGAGCATGATAATTTTGAATCAATATTGTATGTACCTCCGCAAGTCTCGCATTGATGCAGAAGCGGAAGAACGTGGAGAAGGTGAAACTCTTGCAAGGCATCAGCGAATTTTGATGGAGCTTGCCAAAAAGCGAAATATTGAAGTGACTGCAATTTACAAAGAAATCGTCAGCGGTGACAGTTTGGCAGTCCGCCCGCAAATGCAAGCCATGCTACAGGCAGTCACAGAAGGAAAATATACTGGCGTCCTCTGCATGGAAGTGGAACGTCTTGCAAGAGGTAACACCATAGACCAAGGCATTGTTGCACAGGCTTTCAAGGAATCCAGCACTTTGATTGTCACTCCTACGAAAACCTATAACCCAGATAATGAAATGGATGAGGAATATTTTGAGTTTTCCCTGTTCATGAGTCGCCGAGAATATAAGACCATCAAGAGACGATTACAAGCCGGAAGATTGGCAGCTATCAAGGAAGGGAGTTATATCAGCCCGACAGCTCCCTATGGCTATCGGAAAACACACCCTAACAGTAAGGTACATTCTCTTGAAATTTTCCCCGAAGAAGCAGAAGTCGTTGAGAAAATCTTTGCAATGTACGAAAACGGAAACGGTTCGAGAGCGATTGCCGTGGAGCTGAACCGCTTGCA